CACAAGGTGGTATCCGTAATGCAAGTGCTACAGTCTTTTATCCAATTTGGCATCATCAGTTTGATGACCTTATTGTCCTTAAGAACAATCAAGGTACAGAAGAAACTCGTGTCCGACACATGGACTACGGTGTGGTCCTTTCCGCCTTCTTCTGGAGACGTTTTAAAAACAAAGAAGACATTACGTTCTTCGACCCGAACGAAGTACCGGACTTGTATGAAGCGTTCTACAAAGACACGGCATTGTTCGAAGAGCTTTATGTAAAATACGAAAAGCGCAAGGACCTACGTAAAAAGGTCATGAACGCTGAAGATGTTTTCAAGGGTGGTATCCTGAAAGAACGCACTGACACAGGTCGAATATATCTTGTATTCATTGATAATGTAATGAGCCAAGGACCTTTTGATCCCGAGTATCATACGATTTATCAAAGTAACCTGTGTTGTGAGATTCTATTACCCACACGTCCATTTAAGAGATTAGACGACGATGCTGGACGCATAGCGTTATGTACACTGGGATCTATCAACTGGGGAGCGTTCCGGAACCCAGAGGATATGCGTAGAGCCTGTAGGATTCTACATCGTAGCCTGAATAACATCCTTGATTACCAAGACTTCTTGTCGATTCAAAGTAAGTTGAGCAACGATGAGATCCGCCCACTAGGCATTGGCATTACTAACTTAGCCTACTGGCACGCCAAGCGTGGTCTAAAGTACGGCGACAAGGATGCACTTGCTGAGGTTAAGACATGGCAAGAACATCAAAGTTTCTATCTAACTGAAATGTCAGTTGAGCTAGCTAAGGAACGTGGTAAGTGTTTAGGGTCAGACCAAACTCGTTACGGGCAAGGTAAGTTTCCGTGGGAACTACGTGCTAAGGGTGTTAACGAACTCACAGACTTTACTCCTGAATTAGATTGGGAAACACTTCGTGCTAATATGATACAATACGGAGTTCGCAATGCTACCAATGGTGCAGTTGCTCCTGTTGAATCTAGCTCAGTTGTTATTAATTCAACAAACGGCATTGAAATGCCAATGAGTTTAATTAGCGTCAAGGAATCAAAAGCAGGATCGTTTGTACAAGTTGTACCTGAATACCATAATGCTAAAGTTCGTAAGAACTATCAATTGATGTGGGAACAACAAGACTGCGAAGGTTACATTAAGACAGCGGCTGTGATTGCAGCCTACACTGATCAAAGTATTAGCACTAACACATTCTACAATCCAGCACACTTCCCGGATCGTAAAGTGCCAATTACATTGATTGCCAAGAACTTGATGCAGGCACACATGTGGGGATTGAAAACATTCTACTATAGTTTGATCAACAAGGCTGGTAGTAAACAACAAGCTGAACTAACTCCTGAAGTACATTACAACGGTTTTCACAATGAAAGAGAATTAATCGAGGATGATGACTGCGAGGCATGTAAGCTATGATCGAGATAACAGATTCGGCGTTGGCAAAGATAGCAGATATCATAGCTGAAGAAAACAATCCAGATATTAAACTCCGTACATTCGTCAAAGGTGGCGGGTGTAGTGGTTTCAGTTATGGATTTACTCTAGACGAAGAACAAAACGAAGATGACTTTGTTATTGACAAACCCGGAGTAGTTGTATTAATCGATAGTATGAGTATGCAGTATCTTCAAGGTGCCAGCATAGATTACAAAGAAGAGATAATGGGCAGTCAGTTTGTTATTGTGAATCCTAACGCACAATCAACTTGCGGTTGCGGTAGTAGTTTTAGCGTATAAGGAAAGAAATGTCAAAAGCTCAATATAATTTAAACACAAAGACAGACTATCTAAGTCGTAAGATGTTTCTGGATCCAGCTGGTCCAGTTACTATCCAACGTTTTGAAGAAGTCAAATACAAAAAGATTGCAGACTTTGATGCAACAGCACAAGGATTCTTTTGGCGTCCAGAAGAAGTTAGTTTAACTAAGGATGCCAACGACTTTAAAGAAGCTAGCGATGCAGTCAAGCATATCTTCACCAGTAATCTACTGCGACAGACAGCCTTAGACAGCTTGCAGGGGCGTGCTCCGACTCAGGTGTTTACTCCTGTCTGCTCTATTCCAGAACTAGAAGCACTAATGTACAACTGGGGTTTCTTTGAAACTAATATCCATAGCAAGAGCTACAGTCACATCATTCGTAACATCTACAACGTGCCCAAGGATGTGTTCAACACAATTCACAACACTAAAGAAATTATTGCAATGGCATCAAGTGTCGGCGACTACTACGAGAAGTTACATGTCATTAATTGTAAGCAGGCAGCAGGACTAGTACAAGACTATGTCGAGAAGGAACACATCAAAGCAATTTGGATGGCACTACATGCGTCTTATGCTTTGGAAGCGTTCCGCTTTATGGTTAGCTTTGCTACAAGTTTGGCAATGGTTGAGAACAAAATCTTTATCGGTAACGGCAACATCATTAGTTTGATCCTACAGGATGAATTGCTACACAAGGGTTGGACAGCTTTCTTAATCAATCAAGTGGTTAAGGAAGATCCTCGCTTTGCTGCGGCACGAGATGAATGCCAAGCAGAAGTATATCAGTTGTATCTTGATGTTATTAGAGAAGAGAAAGACTGGGCCGACTATCTGTTTAACAAAGGACCTGTTATTGGCTTAAATGCTAATATCTTAAAAGACTTTGTCGACTACACTGCTGTTGGCGCACTAAAAGACATCGGTATCAAATACAATAGTCCGGCACCTAAGTCTACTCCTATCCCGTGGTTTAACAAACACGCAGATCCAAGTAAGAAACAAACAGCATTACAAGAGAACGAATCAACTAATTACGTCATCGGAGTCATGAGCGAAAGCATCAACTACGATGCATTACCAACCATTTAAAAGGAAGTGAAATGAAAGCGGTAGTATGGAGTAAGTATCATTGTCCTTATTGCGACCAAGCAAAGGCATTGTTAACACAGAAAGGCATTGCCTTTGAAGAACGTAAAATCGGAGACGGTTATACAAAAGAAGAATTGATGGAAGCTGTACCTAATGCTCGTACAGTGCCACAGATTTTTGTCGACGAACAACTTGTCGGCGGATTTACAGAACTTAAAACATTTTTAGAAAAGGTATAACATGTTAATTGATAAAGGCGTAAGTGTAGGCGAAGTAATTACATTGAAATTAACTTCAGGCGAAGAGATTGTAGCAAAGCTAGTAGAAGAAACAGATGCGTACTATAAACTAAGTCGCGCACAAGTAATCGGTATGGGACAGAAAGGTCCAGGACTAATGCCTTACTTGTTTACAGTAAGTCCGGACAAGGATATCAAGTTATCTAAGATTACAGTGACAGTAGCAGAAGCCACTGATAAAGTATTTGCAGATCAGTTTATCCAGTCCACCACTGGTATTGCAATGGTATAATGACAGTAAGGGTAACAGTGACTTCCATCAGCGGTATATCATCTATTTCGGGTGATACTACTCCCGCTGGTGATAGTAGCTGGTTACCTAGCATTTATAATGCAGTGGCTATGGAGTTTAACGTTAAGTTTGAATTCGAAGGCGAACCAGGAGCAGCACCCGAAGGCGGAGAAGCACCTCCGGCAGAGTTTGCTCCGATATTATCTGTTGAAGCTACAGTGACACCTGAAGTAGAGGGAATCGTCTTTACTAAAGTAGGCACTGATACTATCAATGTTAAAGGCACTCCTGTAAATGTTTTTAAAGATGAAGTATTTCGTTTCTTGTTTGATGATAAAAGTGAACGAAATTTACCTCCAACAAACACAGAAGATTGGAAGACTATTGTTAAATGGGCAAAGCCTTCCAAGAACGAAGAAACAGTAGTTTATAGTTTTATAGTAGAGCACGACGAAAATCCAACAGCGGTAGTTCCTATAGAAGCTGGTACAGATACTGTTACTTTATCACAAAATATAGCATGGAAGTTTGATCCTTCATTGGCTTACTTCCAAGACTTAATTACCAAGGGGAAAGTATAATGCCACCAGCAGCAAGAGGATCGGGCGGTGATAGCGTATTCAGCAAAACAGGATCGGGCAGAGATTGTGCCAAACCTGTAACTACAGCAACTGATGTGTGCTCGGGTAATGTATTCTTTAATAACAAGGGTGCAGTGAGATTAGGTGATGCAGTGGCTGGACATGCTGCCGCTGGATGCGGACCCGATGGCTCGGCTTTGACTAGTTCTTCGGGAACTGTAAAGGCCAACGGAAAGGGTGTTGCACGAATTGGCGATCAATATACCGGTGATAATACTATTACATCCGGTAGTTCAAATATTTTTATAGGATAACATGAAAAAGTTCTTTTGGAATGTATTAGGCTTCCTAAGTCTAGGTATGGCTTACATTGGAGTTATAACTCCAGGGTTACCTTATAGTATTTTTGTAGTATTCGCAGCCTATTGCTTTAGCAAGGGCAGTGAACGTATGCACAACTGGATTATGAATCACAAGTTGTTCGGACCGTTTCTTACTAACTGGGGACAAAAGCGTGTGTTCCCAACTAAGATGAAGTTCTTTATGTTATTCATGATGTCAACTAGTTTGTTGATTATGTTTTTTACAGGAGTGAAACCAATTGGAATTATTAGCACTGCTGGGTTTATGGCCCTTGTTGCAATTTGGGCTTGGCGTTTCCCAGGAAGCGTGGACGAGCATGATAGAAGAAAAGATGCAGGAGAAAAGATCGGATGGCTAAAATAAATATCGACCAGTTAGTTGAACTTGCATTTGCTGTAGAAGAAGGCGATCCTTTTGATTGGAATGCATTTAAGCAAGGCAGAGAACAGGCAATGCGTATGATTGCAGCTAGTATCTTAGAGCAATTTGATAAAGATGAAATCACAGATCGAGATCATATTATCATGCTGGCAACTATTACTAAATTAGTAACAGAGAACATGATTCTACACACTCAACTAATGCAGGCAAAAAAATGAAATGCGAAGCAGGCGACCTAGCTAAAATCATTCATAGTATTCGTCCCGCCAACATAGGTAAAACTGTGCTGGTAGATAGTTACATTGGACACTTTGAAGCGGGCGAAGAGTTTGAGTTCCGCGGAATTCCGTGTAAGGCTATTATTACAGATCACTTTTGGTGGGTAGCAACGGACCACGGGCTTACTAATATGCTAGGCGATACACCCAAAGCATACATACCAGACACTTGGTTAGATCCAATTCGTCCTGAAAAATTAAAACAAAAAGAAAAATCTGATATTGACATCTTTGCATAAAGAGTGTTAAATATAAGTTATTGCTGTATGAAGCAGAGAGAAAGGTATTCTGGACGCGGGTTCGACTCCCGCCAGGTCCACCATTAAGTATACTCTATCCGAAAGGAGAAAAGTGGGTTCATCCATGAAGTGTACTTAATAATGGGCCTGCCATGGTTTCGACAGGGTGATGAGTAACGAAGTGGACAGCTCGGCAAGGTAGAAGCCGTTAGGATTGGGGATTCCCGGTCGAAGACACAAAAAAGTAACTGCAAACGATAAAAGTTTCGCATTAGCAGCCTAAACACTGCTTAGGGTAATTATACCTCGTAACAGAAAATAGTAGAGTACCCGCTTCGGCGGGTTTCTCTTGACCATTATTCATTAAGAGCGTACAATGTTAACATGTTTGGCATTACACATCATTTAAAAAAGCTATTGCGTCAATAAAAATATATTAGGCAAAACCTATTAAAAACGCTTGGTCTATAGCGTAAATAAACGTATACTTTAAACATGGAACAAAAGTTCTTAACATTTTTAACAAAGGAAATCAAAATGAAAACAATCGGTGATAAACTAACAGCATTCGCAGTAACAGGTGTTAAGCCAGGCCAGCCAGCTGACCCATACTTCACAATTACGGACCAAAGCTTCGAAGGCAAGTGGAAAGTAATCGTGTTCTACCCAAAAGACTTCACATTCGTTTGCCCAACTGAAATCGTAGCATACGACAAGTTGACTGGTAACTTTGCTGATCGCGATGCAGTATTGCTAACAGGTTCAACCGATAACGAGTTCTGCAAGACAGCTTGGCAAATGGCACACGCTGACTTGAAGAAAATCACTCACACTCAGTTTGCTGACACACAACGTGGTGAGTTGAGCTTGGTTGAACAGCTTGGTGTATTCTACGCTCCAGCAGGCGCTGCACTTCGTGCAACATTCATCGTTGACCCAGAGAACGTTATCCAACACGTAACTGTCAACAACTTGGACGTTGGTCGTAGCCCAGAAGAAACTCTGCGTATTCTTGACGCATTGCAAACTGG